AATATGAAGATAATAAAAATAATTGGAAGCTTGTTAGAGATTTAATCGCCGGTGAATCAGCATTAAAAAAACATGATTTAAAGAATATCGGTGGATATAATCAATCGACAATTTTAGCAAAGTTATCTAACTGGAATGATGTTGTTTATCTGCCTATTCCTGATACAGAGTGTTCAACACAAAGCTTTTTACAATACGCGCAATACATTCAAAGAGCGTGCTTATTTAATTTTACACGACGCACTCTAACGGGAATGTGTGGCATGGTATTTCAAAAGCCTACTGTCATTGATTTGCCAGATAGGATTAAATTTCTTTTAACTAACGCAGATGGTTCAGAAGTAGGACTTCAACAATTAGCGCAAGAATGTGTTAGTGATGTTTTACAGACCGGTAGAGATGGAATACTTGTTGATTTTCCGCCTGTTGAAAGTGAGGTTACAGTTAAAGAAGCAGAAGATGGGAATATTCGTAGTTCAATGGTTATCTACAAAGCAGAATCCATTATTGATTGGCAATGTGAAAAAGTAGGAAGTGCTAACGTATTAGTATTTGTTAAGCTTGCTGAAACACATAACGAGCGAAACGATGATATGGAGATGGAGGAATGTAAGAAAATACGTTGCTTACATTTAGAAGATGGCGTTTACGTCGTTAGGGTTTATGAAGAAGATGATGATGAGTATGATGAGTACATTCCTTTAGATTCTAACAGACAGCCTTTCGCATATATTCCTTTTTTCTTTATCGGTGCGCAATCTAACACGCCTGATATTGACCCTGCGCCATTGTTAGATATTGCTACGTTAAATATTCATCATTATCGTGATAGTGCGGATTGGCAGCAATCAAGCTTTATCTGTGGACAGCCTACTTTATTTATTAATGGATTAAATCAACCATGGGTTGAAGAATACCTGAAAGACGGTATCAGAATGGGGAGCTCTAAAGGCGTATTATTGCCTCAAGGTTCAGACGCTAAGTTAGTTCAAGCCGATCCTAATTCAATGCCATTGAAAGGAATGGAGATGAAAGAGGCGCAAGCAGTCGCGTTAGGTGCAAGATTAATCACGCCTAACGGTCAAGCTGAGACAGCAGAGGCGGTATTTATCAAGCACAGTAGCGATGCTTCAGTGTTAAAGATTGTGATTAATAACGTCAACCAAGCGATTAATGACGCTATAAAAGCAGTATTTCAATTTGAGGGCGTACCGTTATCTGAATTTACATTCGCAATCAATACAGACTTTTTAGCATCTAAGCTTAACGCTCAAGACATCACATCGTTAGTAGCAGCATGGCAAGCAGGCGCATTTAATAAAGAAGTTTTAGACGAGAAGTTAGTGAAAGGCGGAGTCATTGGCGATCATATTGACCTTGAAAAGATGAATAATGAAATAGCCATGACCCCTACAACAATTCAATTTTAATCATAAAGTGAGCAGACGTTATGAGAAAGTTAGCCTATATATTCCTTGTATTTCTAGTATTTATCATCGGTGTTTTATTCAGCATCGAGGGTATTCAATGGAAAGTCTATAACGAAGTATTAAAACCCTGCAATGTGTTGTTAGGTGCTAATCAGCGTTGCGTGTTAGTTGCTACTCCTGAGTTTATCGAATGAATAAAACTTTAAAAGATGATGCTATTCGTCGCCAGGTTATGCTTGAGCGCGTAAAGACTAGCGAGGCTGAGAAGTTTCAAACGTTTATTCGTAAGATGGAAGTTGATATTCGTACTCGGTTGTTAGATGAGGGACTAACGATAAACAATAAGAAGCGATTAACTGTATTGCTTGCCGATTTAACAAAAATTCAGGAAGCGGCTTATGAGAAGTTTAATTCACAGCTAACTCTTAATTTAGATGATATTGCAGAAACTAGCGCAAAGCTTGAAGCGGCGGCATTGACTGCGACTATTCCAGACTTTGAAGCGATTATTCCAGACGCTAAGCAAATTCTAAATGCGTACAAAGAGAATCCATTATCAATACGCGGTAAAGGTCAGGGGCTAACGCTAAAGCCATTTTTAGAAACATTCACTAACGACCAGATTAATCTTATCAATGGCCGCGTTGCTCAAGGATTCGTCGAGGGACAGACTAACGCTGAAATAATTAATTCGATTCGAGGCACTAAAGGCGCTAATTTTAAAGATGGTGTATTTTCTGTCATTGATAGAAACGCACAGATAACAGTTAGAACAGCGATACAAAATGCGGCTAATGCTGCAAGGCAAGAAGTCTGGACGGAAAACGATGATATTATTCAGGGTATTGAATGGGTATCTACGTTAGATGATAGAACAACTGAGGAGTGCCAATCTTTAGACGGTCAAATATTCCCAGTTGATTCAGGGCCTCGTCCGCCCGCGCATTACGGCTGTAGGTCATCGACTGCGCCGGTGTTAGATGAAGATTTACAATACTTGCAAAGAGGCGGTAAACGTCCGAGTAAAGGCGAGACAGAATCGGGTAAGCAAGATATTAAGCAGGTCAAAGCTAACACTACTTTTTTTGAGTGGATTAAAACACAGCCTGAGAGTTTTCAGCAAAGCACGTTAGGAATAGCGAGAGCAAAGCTATTAAACGACGGCGGATTATCAATAGAAGATTTCAGAGCATTACAGCTCAATAAGAACTTTAAGCCTATGACGTTAGTTGAAATGGCTAAAGAAGCGCCCGAAGCATTTAAGCAAGCGGGATTAGAAAACTACGTAGAGAGAGCAGACAAATGACTATAGAAGCGTTAGAGGGTTTTAATGAGGAGCAATTAGCGATAATTAACGCAAAGATTGCTGAAACTTATGTACCTAAAACAAGTTTTGATGCTGTAAAACAAAAGGCAGACGAACTTTTATCAGAAACTAAAGCGGCTAAGAAAGCGCGTGAATTAGCGATTGAGGAAGCGACTAACGCTAAGATTGCAGACGCTGCAAAGAATAACGACCTTGAAACATATCGTAAATCTTATGAGGAAAAAGTATCACAACTAACGAGTGAGTTAGATGGTATTAAAACTCAAAATAAAAAACAGCAAATTAAATCGTTAGCTAACAGTTTTGTGTCGTCAAAATTCACTAACGACCCGCTAATCTCTGAGGCAATAACTAACAAGTTTTCGTCGAGACTTGATATTCGCGATGGAAAAGAGGTAGTATTAGATAACGACGGAAATCTAACGGCACTAAGCCTTAAAGATTTGGAAGCAGAGTTCTTGGGGAATGACGCGTTTAAATCTCACATCATATCGACACGTGCTACTGGAAGCGGTGCTTCAGGTGGCGGTCAGCAAGGCGGCGGCGCTGCAAAAATAATTACTAAAGCACAATTTGACTCGAAAAATCCTCAAGAGAAGATGGATTTTATTAAGTCAGGCGGAAAATTAACTTAATTCAATTCCATTAAAAGCGAGAAAATATCATGACAACAAATACACTTACAAACCTTATACCCGATGCTTATGAAGCGTTAGACATAGTTTCGCGTGAACTTACCGGCTTAATTCCTGCGGTAACTTTAGATTCATCTGCTAACATGGCAGCTCAAGGGCAAAATGTTCGCATTCCAATTACTCCAGAAGCTAACTCGTTAGTTGCTATTACGCCAGCTATGGCAGTACCTAGCGAAGCGGATCAAACTTTCACTAACGTTTCTTTAAATATTGACCAGTTGTACTACTCTCCTTTCTCATGGTCTGGCGAAGAACAATATGGAATGAATAAAGGCGTTGGATTTGCTAATCTTCGTGTCGGTCAAATTGCACAAGCAATTCGTAAACTTACCAATCAAGTAGAGTTAGACCTTGCAGGATTGCATACTAAGTTTTCACGTGCTGCCGGTGCGGTTGGAACTGCTCCATTTGCTACCACTACAGCGGCTATTACAGCGGCTCGTAAAGTGTTAGTTGATAACGGCGCACCTATGGACGATGCTTCTTTAGTGCTTAACACCACAGCGGGAATGGATTACAGAACATTAGTTAATGTAAATTCAACTCGTGTTATGGATCAATCAGTAGGCAGTCAAGGCGTTATTCAACGTGTTAGTGATTTGAACATTCGTGAGTCTGCTCAAATTATCAACAGCACAGCGGGTACAGCGGCATCAGCTACTTCAACAAGTGCTGCGTTTACTGTTGGACAAACTGCAATTCCTTTAGCAACAGCGGGAACAGGTTTATTCGTGGCAGGTGATGTAATCACTTTCGCTAACGATACTAATCAATACGTTGTTACTACTGTAGTAATGGCAGGCGCTAACCCAGCATCAGGTGATGTTATCACTATCGCTGCACCAGGATTACGTAAAGCTCAAGGCGTTGCTACTCGTGCGATTACTGTTATCGCGGCGGCGGCTCGTCACATGGCGTTTACTCGTAACTCGATTGTACTTGCTACTCCCGTTCCGATGATTCCAGAGGGCGGAGATATGCGTACAGCTTCTGAGATTATCACTGATCCAAGAACCGGCTTAAGTTTTGAGTTATCACAATGGCCAGGCCAAAGAAAAGTGGTTTATCAAGTTGCGTTATGCTGGGGTTATAAAGTAATTAAACCTGAGCATACTGCTTTATTGATTGGACCAGTATCTGCTTAAGTAGATAGTTAGACAGGGGTAGAAATACCCCTTTTATTATTTTATTCGGTGGTTATTAATGGCTCAACTTAATAAAACAGATCAATCAAGTGCGATGAATTTGGCATTTGCCGATAATAACACTCGTGATATAACCCCATCTCGACAAAGAACTATTTCTCAAAATACGATTGATTCGATGTTATCGTTAGAAAATTCTACTGAGCAAGAAGTTAGTTCAGATGTCAATTTTACCGGTGGATTAACTCAAAGTGGCATCAATTTACTGTTAGATAATATTGTAAACGTCAATACATTAGCTGATTTGCCTACTCCTGTTGCTTCAGTAATTACACTGTTAGCAAATACGACTTATATAATCACAGGTACTATTGCTCTCGCAGGAAATCGCATTGTATTAGCATCTAACACTCAATTACGCGGCATTGATAGTCAAAATTCAATACTTGAATACACTGGCTCAGGCAATCTATTTACGGCTACTCTTAACTTTGCTATTCATGATTTAAAAGTAACTGCTACGACAGCGGCTAAGATATTCGCTCTTACCGGCGGATTGTATGAATCTGCTTTTATTACTAACTTTGTAGTGAATGGCTGTGTCAATATGGGAACGGTTGCAAGTTGGTATTCCTTTTTCTGGCAAGGCGGCGCGGTTGTTAGTAATACAGGGACTACTGGTTTAGTATTTTCAGGTACTTGTAATATTCTAATTGTTGAACTTTGCGAATGGATAACATGGGCAACTAACGGAATAGCGATTGATTTAGGTGCATCAACTTTCAATACTTGCTCATTTGTAAGATGCGGATTTACTGGTTATTCGACAGGGCAAACAGGCATTAAAATAGCTGCTAGTTCAGCTAATATTAATTCAGGAAAGATAGGAAGAGTTCAAGATAGCGTCTTTGCGTCAAGCTTAACTAATGCTGTGCAAAACTTAGCAGCAGGTGATTTAAGATGGACTGCGCACGATAACTCAGGATTATTGTCAACAGTTAAACAGGCGCAAGGTTATATTGTAGGATCAGCATTAAATACGACATTTGCGGGCACAGGTGCAGGCAATGAAGTTTTAGTTAATTTTGGTGCAGCATTTTTAGCAGATATTCAGAATAAGTTTACGATAAGCACGGCGGGAAGAATAACCTACACAGGCGTATTTTCGACAAGTATTTATTTCACAGCTAACTTATATTCTATAGTTGCAGGCGGCGCGGCAAGAACTTACATATTTTATTTAGCAAAGAATGGAACGATTATCACGTCATCTGGAAGTAAAGAGCAATTTGACGGTAGTTCGCCTGCTAACGTTAGCGTTGCATCACTAACACAAATGCAAAATGGCGATTATCTAGAGTTAAAAGTAATGGCGGTAACTGCTACAACAAGTTTAAACGTCGATACGGCATCAATTAAAGTATTAGGTCTATAAAATGGCTGTAATTGTTGAAACAGGCGCACAAGTAGCAAATGCTAACAGTTACGTTAGTGTAGCGGATTGCAATACTTATCTAACATCGATAGGTTATTCTGTGCTAACGGTTGCTAATGAAGAATCGTTAGTGATTCAAGCTTGCCAGTATGTTGAAAGTTTCCGTTCGAGATATAAAGGCTGTAAATACACATCTACTCAATCGTTAGTCTTTCCTAGAGAGGGTTTATATCTTGATGGTTGGTACGTTGAAGTTGACGCTATTCCTATCGAGTTAGTTAGGGCGCAATGTTTAGCGGCTCACTTCTTAGACGTTGGCACGGCTTTGTACAATAATTCATCAGGTCAAGAAATATTATCCGAGACAGTTGATGTAATTAGCGTTACCTATTCGCAAAGTGGCGTATCTAACGCTGCTCCTATTATCGGCATTATTGAATCACAGTTAAGACCATTGTTTAGGTCTACTTTCAATGTGAGCGTTAGTAGATGAATCCTTATACTAATCTCGATGCTACTGTAAAGCGATTGCTTGCGAAGTATGATACTAGAGAGTCTACAGGTAATAATACCGCAAATCTTTATCCTTTAACGACTGAAATTCTTTTACCTGCAAATGGTACTTTTACAGCAACAACAGCTACGGCAACTGTTACAGGATATGCTGTAGCAACTAATGAAAACTTTTTATTGGAATCAATTTATAAAGGCGTGGTATTTAATTTATCTGCACTAATATCTACAGATAATATTACCTGTGTTTTTTCATCAGATAACGTAGCAGGAGCAATAGGCGCGGGAATAACAAGACTAGGGGCATCATATTTTGCTTATGTTGGCAATATAGCGACTGCCGATAATACATCATCATCGCCATTAGATATTACAAGTATTTATACTCAAGGAGATGATTTTTTAGTTACTGTTTCTACTGAGGGCACATACGGAACGGTGAAGCTTTTTCACGAAAGTGACTATAACGCTCCAATAATAACTTACCCATTAACAGTTGCTATTTCAGGAACTGTTAATAAAACAACATTTTACTTTGCTAATGTAGCGAGTGCTTCTATAACTGCTACGTTAGTTAGTGCTTATATAGTTGGAAACAAACTAACGATACAGCGTCGCACGGCAGGAAGCATTAATACGACAACAGGCGTATTTACAGCGGGCGCGTTATCAAGTATTGAATTGACTGGCATCGTTAAGACTTATAACTCAAGACAAATAGACG